ATAAATTTTGTATATTATAAGTATATATATTTAAGTTATGGGATCAGCAGAAGCGTGGGTATTTACTACTAAAGATGTTATCTGGATAGTGATGACGATAGGTACAGGTTTATCAGCATACTACGCTCTTAGACAAGAGATAGGTAAGTTGAAAGGGAAGGTAGATAAAGTTGTAAGTGACCTAGACTCCCTAGAACATGACCTAATGGTTAAAGAAACAAGCATCTATAATAGAATGGAAATACTTAAAGAAGATCAGAAAGCTGCTCACGAGAAGCTTGATCTAAAGATGGATAACCTTACTACGCATATGACTCAGTTGAGTACTAACATTGCGGAGTTAACAGGATACATAAAGGCTAAGAGAGAAGAAGACGGTAAACGAGCTTAACTCTTAAGTATTAGGTACCCGTCTAGCATACCGTAAGATCTGCTAGCGGGTCTTTTTTTTGTTTAAATGTTGTAAGTTTAAACTTTTCACCTATATTTGTTTAAATCTAAATATTTAAAATTATGGAAAACCAACAAACAATTACTCCTGAAATGATTGAGGAGAGAAAAGCTGAGATGATTAACTACTTTGATTCTCAGATGGAATTACTTGAAGCTCAAAAGCGTTATGAGACTGCTATTACTGAGTTAGAAGAACTTAGAGCTAGACGCTTGTATGCTGCTATGAAGATAGCTCAAATTGAAGCAGGTCCTGATTCACATGCAGCAGAATCTAAAGAGCAGCCTATTCCTCAACAAGGCCGTAAACTAAAAGCTGAGAAATAAGTCATGGCTATAGTAAATCAAGTACAAAAAAAAGTGAGGATGGACTTATGGGAGATTGTAAAACTCCAATTCATCACTCATTGCTTTATAAAGAACATTAAAGTTTCTGATCTGGACTTGAGCTGCTTATCTATGCTTGCTATTTCTGGTGAAACAGAACTTACTGATTTTTGTAATACGGCTGCTGACAATAACATATTTGGTTGTAGTCAGTCAGTTAGAAATGCTGTTGCAAAGGCTGAGCGCAAAGGACTTATTGATTTTGTAAAGGTTGGAAAAAACCGTAAAAAAATCAAAATCTCTAAGGAAATTGTTGTGCAAACTACAGGTAATATTTTATTGGACTATAAATTTATAAGATTTGAACCCCAAGAAAGCAAAGGATCTGAGTAGTGCTACAGCTAAAGCTCTTAAAAAAAGCCCTGATCTTGTAAAGGATGTTGTAGATTTCTACTGGGTACATGTAAGAAAAACCCTAGGAGAAATTGAGCATCCCTTTATAAGGTTACCAAATCTCGGTACATTCACCCTTAGATATAACATCCTTAATAAGAAGATTGAGTCTGCTAAAAAGGAAGTAGCACAAGATCCCCCTAAAAGCTTTGTTAAATATAACATCTATAATAGCTATGTAGAAAAGCTAAAGAGATACAACAGAGCTAAAGGAATTATGGATGAGTATATAGAAAAGAAAAACCAACATAAAAATGATAAGCAAAATCAAAAAAATCTGGAAGACTAAATGGCTCATCTTAGAGGGAGTTTTTAATTACTATTTTACTCGCAAGAAGATTGAGAGAATTGCCAGTTACAGAAATGATATATGTAGTACATGTCCTCTTATAGATCTAGTAGGAAATAAATGTGAGATGCCGGGTACGCAACCTTGTTGTAGTGATTGTGGCTGTTCTCTTAAATTTAAAACTCGCAGCATGTCCTCAGAATGCCCTCAAGGAAGATGGTTTGCTGTAATGACAGAAGATGAAGAAGATGACTTAAACGCTAAACTAGAAGATCATGGCCATATTATTTAAATCTGAGACCCATAGCTATACAAGCATAGATCCTAGTGAGAATATTACATGGACTAGTGTAACCAGCATTATATCTAAATATAAAAAACCGTTTGATGCTGATGGTATTGCACTAAAATCTTCTAAGAACAAGAAGAGTAAATGGTATAATATGTTACCTGATGATATCAAAGAAGCTTGGAAAAATGAATCTCAAAAAGCTATGAATCTTGGTACTTGGTATCATAACCAAAGAGAGCGTGATCTTTTAGCATGTGAGACTATTAGCCGAGAAGATATAATTATACCTATAATTAAACCTATCGAAATTGATGGCATTAAAAAAGCACCAGATCAAAAACTTACAAATGGAATATATCCGGAACATATGGTGTATCTTAAGAGTGCCAGTATGTGCGGACAGGCTGATAGAGTAGAAGTTGTTAATGACAAGGTAAATATTTATGATTACAAAACTAATAAAGAGATTAAGACTGAGTCTTATGTTAATTGGGAAGGACTTAGTGATAGAATGCTTACTCCACTCAATCATCTGGATGATTGTAATCTTAACCATTATGCATTACAGCTAAGCCTTTATATGTATATGATTCTTAAACATAATCCCAAGTTAAAGCCGGGCAAGATGATCATTGAGCATATAACATTTGAAGAAGCAGGTAAAGATGCCTATGATAATAGAGTTGTTTTATATGATCAGTTTGGTGAGCCTGTTGTGAGTGGAATAGTTGAATATGAGGTGCCTTACCTCAAAAATGAGGTGATTAGTATTATAAATACAATGAGAAATGCTGGTAAAACTATTTGATATGCAAAATGGAGTGGTAGTTCCTAGTGAACACTGCTATACTATAAGTACTTTAAAGAAAATTATGGATGACTATCCAGAGGATCATTTGAAGATATATCTGTATCTTTTTTATATGAGCTGTCCTAATCCAGATCTAAATCCTTTTTTCAATCTTGCAGAAGATGACAAAGAAGAGATTATATTAGCTGAGATCAAAGCGGAATTTAGTCCTGAGGATGATGGTATTCCAGGAGCTTTACAGCTTTGTAAGAAGCTTTATGAGACACCAACTATGAGAGCTTATAATGGTATTAAACAAATGCTTGATAGGCTTGCTAACTATATGGGTACAACAAGTATCACAGATGGTCGGGATGGTAATCTTACAGCTCTTACAAATACAGCGGCTAAGTTTCAACAAATTAGAGAAGCCTATAAAGGTGCCTATAAAGATCTTCAGGAAGAACAAGCGGGGCGCGCGCGCGGGGGTGCAGGACTTGCTTATGACCAAATGACTTAATATGCTACAACAAACAGATATAGAAATTCCTACATGGGAAAATGGAGAGTGGTCAATGACCATCTTTGCTACTCATGATGATTTTAGAGATTTTGTTTTTAGCATATTTAAAGAGCCGGGTCAGTATCAGTTTGATGAAACAAGTCTTGTATTCAATGCTGAGGCAAGAAACTTTAATACTAAAGGTTTTTATTGTCAATTTCCTCAGGGTACTAAAGACTACATACAATACTGGAATGATCAAAAAGATAAATGTCGTTTAGGAGCTATCTATAAAAATAGCGGTAAGGCTTGGTATATACCACGTGACTATTATATGTGGTTAAACTTCTTACCTATCTTTAATAAAGAGATTCAAAAATATGGTTTTGCTGATGTTAGAGATGCTCAGTATCATATGGCGTTATATGAGATGCTAGCTGAATTAAACTTTAAACATGCCGCTATATTAAAGAAACGTCAAATTGCATCATCCTATTATCATGCTGGTAAGTTTATAAATCAGATCTGGTTTGAGGAGGGGGTTACTCTTAAAATGGGAGCTAGTCTTAAAGACTATATCAATGAAAAAGGTACTTGGAAATTCTTAAATGAATATGAGGCTTTTTTAAATCAACACACTGCCTGGTACCGCCCTATGAATCCTAATAAGGTTATGATGTGGCAGCAGAAGATTGAGATAACCACAGGTATTCAGAAACGTAAAACAGAAATAGGTCTTAAAGGTGTACTCCAGGGTATGTCTTTTGAGAAAGATCCTACCAATGGTGTAGGGGGACCGTGCAGGTATTTTTTCCATGAGGAAGCAGGTATTGCTCCTAAGATGGATACAACATTTGAGTACATCCGCCCTGCTATGAAATCAGGATTCATGACTACGGGAATGTTTATTGCTGCAGGTTCTGTAGGAGATTTGTCTCAGTGTGAGCCTTTACGTAAAATGATTATCAGGCCTGATGCTAATGATATATATGCAGTAGAATCAAGATTAATTGATGAGACCGGTGTGCATGGTAGAACAGGTTTGTTTATTCCTGAACAATGGTCAATGCCCCCATTTATAGATTCTTTTGGTAACTCTAAAGTAGAAGAAGCTCTTATTGCATTAGATGAGCAATTTGCTACATGGAAAAGAGAATTAGATCCAGCAGAATATCAGCTTCGTATATCACAGCATCCTAGAAATATTAAAGAAGCCTTTGATTTTAGAACAGCGTCTGCATTTCCTCAGCATTTAGTTGTTGCTCAAATGAGAAGAATTGAAGAAAAGATTTATCCTTATGAGCACCTTGAGGTGTACAAAGATGAGAATGGTAAAATAACAGCAAAGGAGACTAACAAATTACCTATTAAGGATTTCCCTATTACAAAAGATACAGAGGATAAAACAGGATGTGTTGTTATCTATGAAAGACCATGTAAGGATCCTGAGTTTGGAATGTATTATGCATCTGTCGATCCCGTGGGAGAAGGTAAAACTACTACATCAGAGTCCTTGTGCGCCATTTATGTATATAAAACATCTGTAGAAGTAACAAGAAGAGACGGTGATGAAGTAGAAACTGCTATTGAGCAGGATAAACTAGTAGCTGCATGGTGTGGTCGCTTTGATGATATCAATAAAACACATGAGAGATTAGAACTTATTATTGAGTGGTATAATGCCTGGACTATTGTTGAGAATAATATTCCACAGTTTATCACACATATGATTAACCGTAAGAAGCAAAAGTATTTAGTTCCAAGACAGCAGATTCTATTCTTGAAAGATATAGGAGCTAACGCTAATGTATTCCAGGAATACGGCTGGCGTAATACAGGGACTTTATTTAAAAGTCATATGGTAAGTTATGCTATTGAATTCTTACGTGAGGAGCTACATGAAGAAACAACAGCGGATGGTAAAGTAGTTAAAACTACCTATGGTATAGAGCGTATACCAGACATCATGTTACTTAAAGAAATGCAAGCTTATAGAGAAGGAGTTAACGTAGATAGACTTGTAGCTTTTGCTGCTTTAGTAGCTTTTGCAAAAGTTCAACAAGCAAATAGAGGTTATAAAAAAAGATTTGAAGATAGTGGTAAACCAAAAAGCTTGGATAACAACGATAAATTCAGTAAATTGAATATGAGCCCTTTCCGTCATATTGGTGGGGGTGACAAGAGCTTTAGTGGTATGAAGTTACCAAGAAGTCCATTTAAAAATTTTAGATAAAAGATATGCAGATATTTAATGCAATGCAAGTTAAGGCTGGTGCCAAGGTTGAGTACAACAAGATGGGTACTCTTAATCAGCCTATTCAGTTTTTGCCACGTTCCAAAAAAGATGAAGCTTGGGCTGCATGGAACCTTGACTGGTTGGAATGGGAAGGATTAAAACAAATCCGTCGCAATGCCCGCCGCCTTATGAAGAACTATAAGCTGGCTAAAGGTATCATTGATAGAACTGACTACATTGTAGAGCAGGATAATGAGTATGCTGACATGATAGAAGTTCTTACACAAGAAGATACTTCAGCATTAGAACTTAAGTTTTATCCTATTATCCCAAGTGTAGTAAATACACTTGTTGCTGAATTTTCTAAGAGAACTACTAAGGTTATATTTAAAGCTGTTGATGATATTTCATATAATGAGGAATTAGAGGCTAAGAGAACTGAAGTAGAGCAGTTATTATTAAAACAAGCAGAGTTGAAGGTTAAAACTAATCTTCAAAATATGGGATATGATATTGATGAAAAACAATATCAAGATGTACTATCGCCAGATAAACTTAAAACATTACCTGAGATACAGAACTTTTTTCAGAAAAGTTATACAGGTATAGTAGAGCAATGGGCTACTCACCAACACTTGAATGATATTGAGAGATTTCACATGGAAGAACTTGAAGAAAGAGCTTTCCGTGATATGCTTATTACTGACCGTGAGTTCTGGCACTTTAAGATGATGGAGGACGACTATAATATTGAGTTATGGAATCCAGTATTAACATTCTACCATAAATCACCAGACACACGTTATATATCAGAGGGAAGTTGGGCTGGTAAGTTTGATATGATGTCTGTTGCTGATGTAGTTGACAAGTATGGGTGGTTGATGAATGAGGATCAGCTTAAATCATTAGAGCTTATATATCCTGTGCGCTCTGCGGGATATCCTATCCAGGGATATCAGAATGATGGTAGTTACTATGATGGTACTAAATCACATGAGTGGAATACAGAAATGCCATCTCTTGGTTACCGTCAATATACATCCATGTGGCAAAATTCTACAGTAGGTGGAGATATTGTTAAATGGATTATGAGTGAGTCAGAGGATTTCTTTGACATGGGATTAACAGATATGCTTCGTGTAACTACAGTATATTGGAAATCGCAGCGTCGTGTAGGACACTTAACCAAGATTGATGATCTTGGTAATGCATCACATGAAGTTATTACAGAAGACTATCAGGTTGTAGATAAACCTGTCTATGATACTAACCTTATTAAAAATAAGACCAAAAATAATCTAATGTTTGGTGAACATATAGATTGGATCTGGATCAATGAGGTTTGGGGTGGAGTTAAGATTGGCCCTCACGCGCCATCTTTCTGGGGAACTAAATCTCCCGGAGGTATTAATCCTATATATTTAGGTGTAAACCAAAATGCAATCAAGCCCATAAAGTTTCAATTTAAGGGAGACAACTCTTTGTATGGTTGTAAACTTCCTATTGAGGGCTCCGTATTCTCTGACCGTAATACAAGATCTACTTCCCTAATTGATTTAATGAAGCCATTTCAGATTGGCTACAACATTGTAAATAACCAGATTGCAGATATATTAATAGATGAACTGGGAACAGTTATATTATTGGATCAGAATGCCTTACCTAAACATTCTCTTGGAGAAGACTGGGGTAAGAATGCTTATGCAAAAGCATATGTTGCAATGAAGAACTTCCAGATCTTACCATTAGATACATCTATTAGTAATACAGAAAATCCACTTGCATTCCAGCACTATCAGAAACTTGACCTTGAGCAAACTAACCGTTTAATGTCTCGTATTCAGTTGGCTAATTACTTTAAGATGCAAGCTTTTGAGACAATTGGTATTACCCCACAACGGATGGGACAACAGTTATCACAAGAAACTGCAACAGGTGTAGAACAAGCTGTAAACTCATCTTATGCTCAAACTGAAATATATTTCATACAGCACTGTGATTATTTAATGCCACGTGTACACTCTATGCGTACAGATTTATCCCAGTATTACCACAGCACCAAACCCTCGGTACGCTTACAGTATATAACAACAGCTGAAGAAAAAGCTAACTTTGAGATTAACGGTACTGATTTAATGCTCAGAGACTTTAATGTATATTGCACAACGCGCTCTAATCAAAGAGCATTACTAGATCAGCTTAAACAATTAGCTATTCAGAATAATACAACTAATGCGTCAATCTATGATCTTGGTAATATTATGAAGTCTGAGTCTATTGCCGAAGTTACTAATGTACTTAAAGCTACTGAGATTAAATCTGAGCAAAAGCGTAAAGAAGAAATGCAACAGCAACAACAAATGCAAGATCAAGCTATCAAAGCTAAGCAAGATGAAGCTAAGCAGAAGATGGAGTTTGAGTCTGCTGAGAATGAGAAAAATCGTCAGGCTGATATTCTACAAGCTCAGATCAAATCTGCAGGCTTTGGTTCAATGAAAGATATCAATGAAAATAAGCAAAGTGATTATGTTGATGCTATGGATAAACTTGAGAACACTGAGTTGTATAGACAAAACACTCAGATTCAACAAGATAAGGAAGTTTCAAGAGCTTCACAGGCATCTACTAAACTAGACCTTGAAAAAGAGAAACTTGCTACTCAAAAAGATATTGCGATGACCAAGCTGCAAATTGCTAGAGAGAACAAAAATAGATTTGATGCTGGAGCAGAAGAGTAGCCATTAGCTATATGATCAACTTTAATTTTTGAGATTTTAAAATCTTAAAAGTTTAAATGAATACTTTTGCCTATATTAATATTATAAACCAACAAACAATGAGCTTAGATAATATAAATACCGATGTTACGGAAGTAGCACAAGTAGAAATGAACCTAGATGAAATTCTAGGAACACCGGGTGCAGAAAGCGTTGTGCTCCCCGAGAAAGAAACAAAGCCTAGTATTTTTAGTCCTAGGAATGAAGATCTTTCTTTTATTGACAATCCTGAGGATGAAGAAGATCCGCAGGAACAGAAAGCACCAGAATCTATTGATGATATTCTAAAAGACATTGATCCTGTTATGGCTTCAGATGATGAATCTGAAACTAAAAAATCAGGAGGTCGTCCTAAGCTTGACAAAAGCGGAATGGCTGAGGTAATGAATAAGCTTATTGAGAAGGGACAAATTGTACCTTTTGATGATGATAAGTCTCTTGATGAATATTCAATTAAAGATTTTGAAGAGCTTTTAGAAGCCAACTTCAGTGAAAGAGAAAACAGAATACGTCAGGAAACACCTGTAGAATTCTTTGAAGCTCTTCCAGAGGAACTTCAAGCTGCTGCTAGATATGTAGCAGATGGTGGTGATGACTTAAAAGGATTATTTAAAGTACTTGCTCAAGTTGAGGAAGTAAGAGAATTAAATCCTAAGAAAGCAGATGACCAAGAGCAGATAGTACGTGAGTACTTGAGAGCTACAAACTTTGGTACCACCGCTGACATTGAAGAAGAAATTGAAGACTGGAGAGATCGTGGTGATCTAGAAGCTAAGGCATTAAAGTTCAAACCAAAGTTGGACAAAATGCAAGAATCTGTTGTTGCTCAAAAGCTTGCTCAACAAGAGCAAATAAGATCACAACAACAGGAAGCTGCTAAAGCATATGTACATAATGTATATACAACTTTACAGCCTGGTGAACTTAATGGAATTAAGTTAGATAAGAAGACACAGGGTATGTTATATGCTGGTCTTGTACAACCTAACTACCCATCTATGTCAGGTAGACCTACAAATATGTTAGGTCACTTGCTAGAGAAGCACCAATATGTAGAACCAAACTACCCATTAATTGCTGAGGCACTTTGGTTATTAGCTGATCCTGTAGGATACAGAAATAAGATAAAGGACAGCGGTAAGAATGAGCAAGTAGAAAAAACGGTGCGTCAGTTGAAAAGTGAAGAAGCTCGTAAAACATCTAGTACTCCGGTAGTAGAAAGAGAGGAGAAAGTTCAACGCCGCATACCTAGAAATGATAACTTTTTTAAACGATAAATTAACTTAACCCTTAAATAAATAAAAAAAACATGGCAACTCCAGTTTTAAACAATGGTATATTTCTGCGGGATACCAGCTACACCGCTAGCTCACACGTAGATTCTTACCACTTGGTTAACATGCTCAAGAACTCTGAACCTATGGATTTAGGACCAGTAGATCTTTGGGCAATGGCGCAAAAGGTAGAAATGCCTTTGTACCAAATGTCTAGCTTTGGTGGAAAGAATGTAATTAATGTTGACAATGCTCGTGGAGAGTACAAGTGGCAAACACCAGTTGTATTAGATCTTCCTTACATTGTTGATGATGTAGAATTAGATGGCGCTACAACAGTAGGTGCTGATGGTACTACATTTAGAATCAAATTGTCACGTCGTGAATTTGGACATGGTGATATCATCACTTATGACAAGTACAACGGTGCTGAGATGTACATTACTGTAGATGACATTGTTCCTCTAGGTGATGGTTTCTTATACACTGTACAATTGGTAAACAATGATAGCTCTTTCTCGTTATCAACTAACTATCTTGTACCAGGTACTAAAATCTTCCGTAAAGGTTCTGCTCGTGGTGAGTACGGAGAGCGTTTCTCTGACATCACTACTGCTACTGGTTTCCGTGAATTCTACAACTTTGTAGGAGGAACTGAAGCTCACGTACACTATTCTGTATCTTCTCGTGCTGACCTTATGCTTAAGGGTGGTATGAATGCTGATGGTACTGTACCTGTAGTAGAGATCTGGCGTAACTTTGACAAAAACATGGATCCATCTGTAGCTAACCTAGATACTATGGTTTCGCGTATGGGTAAGGATTATGTTAAGCGTGCTATGTCTAACGGATCTTTAAGCCGCACTTTCTTAACTGCAATGGAAGCAGCTCACTTGGCTAAAGTTGCAAATGACATCGAGACTTACTTAATGTGGGGACAAGGTGGTCGTGTGCGTCAAGACGGTCCAGATGACTTGCGTTTATCTGTGGGTCTTTGGAAGCAATTGGACAACTCATTTAAGCGTGTATATAACAAGTCTGGTTTCAACCTTGACTTATTCCGTTCTGAATTGTATAACTTCTACGCTGGTAAGGTTGACTTCCAAGGTCCAGATCCTAAGCGTCAGTTGATTGTACAAACTGGTATGGGTGGTATGCGTATGGTTAATGAGGCAATTAAGCGTGAAGCAATGTCTTCAGGTTTGTTGATCCAAGCTGCTGACATCGGAGCTATTACTGGTCAAGGTATGGACTTGAACTTTGGATTTGCTTACACTTCTTATGTTATCCCATTCTTGGCTAACGTGAAGTTTGTGCTTAACCCAGCGTTTGACAACTTGCATACTAATGACATTGAAAACCCAATCATTGATGGTTTCCCATTGTCTTCTTATAGCTTCATCATCTTTGATATCACCGATAATACTAATGACAATATCTTCTTGTTGAAATTATCTTGGGATAATCAATTAAAGTGGTGGTACCAAAACGGAACTATGGATTACATGGGACGTAGCCAAGGCTTTGCGTCTTCTGGACAATTCAATGGATACCGTGTATACATGACACAAACAATGCCTGCAATCTGGGTTAAAGACCCAACCAAAGTATTGAAAATTGTTATGCGTAACCCAATCACTGGCGGATCATTCTAATCTTAAAATAATCTGTAAAACGGGGGGAGGCTAAAATCTCCCCCTTTTTTACTACCTTTACAAAAACCAATAAAAAATAAAACCAACAAACATGTCAACATCATTTACAAAAGTAGAACGTTACTCAGAGACTAAGCGCTCACCAATCGCAATTAAACCATACTTTGATGACAGAATATCAAATATGGGATTAGAGAAATATGGAATGTCTCTCTATGAGGGAGTAAAACATATTGAACAATTAGCATGTCTAGAATTCAATGGAATTAAAAGATATGTAACAGGGCTTAATGAATTTGCACCAGATGTTAAAAACATTCCTGATCCAGAAGTAAGAGCTGCTGTAATTAAAGAAATTAGAAATGTGGTTGCAGAAATTGAAAGAGAGCTTGCAGCAAATGTTCTTGATGTAGAGGACAAAGACTTTTGGGCAAAAGTTAAATTGCTTAGACCTGACAATGATGATTTCTGGTCTAAACTTGAATTAAAGTGTGGTAATGATCCAGTATTTCTTGATCCTAAAGATCCTTATGATCTAGTTAAGATGTATGCGATTAATGCAGGTGGCTTTAGTATTGTTGCAAAAAGCTATGAAGATGCAAGATCAAAAATGCCAGTTCCTAAGTTTTACTTGGATAAGCATGTTGAAACCGTATCTACTAAAACAGAAACTAAGAAGTTACGTAACAAAGCTTTGTCAGAGTTACAAAAACTATTTGATAAGAATACAAACAAACTATGGTATATAGCTAAAGTTGTTGATAGTGCAAGTGCTCAGTACAAGAAGAACACACCAAATGATATTATCTATGACAACATGGATACCTATATTACCGGAGAAGGTTCTGAGAAAAGTGCTAATCGTGCAGCTCAACAGTTTTTAGATGCATGTAACTTTAGTATGGAGACTTTGAAAATTAAGTCTTTGGTTAAAGATGCAACTTACTATAAGTTCATTGTAGCTAAAGCTGATGGATTTATCTACCATAAAGATAAAAATGTGCTACTAGGTCGTAACCAACCAGATGTTGTAGAGTATCTTACTAATCCTTTAAATGAAGAAATTTTGGTAGATTTAACCAAAAAAGTAGAAAAGTATTGGAATCAATGATTATCTTTAATATAACAACTTAATATTTATATATCAAAATGAAAACAAAGAATTCAGCATGTGGAGTGTGGGTAAACTTAAACACACCCGTTACAGTAGAGCGTGCACCTAAATCAAGTGGCACGTATGTAGGTTTAAATGCAAAAGCTACTGCACAGAACAGCGCACCTAAAAATGCAAAATCTGGCGGAGTAAATAAACCACAAGCTAAACCTGATAGACTATAGTATTATGAAAGCGAAGACTCCTATTACAAAAAAAACTATGCCCGCTTACAAAGCGGGTGGAGTAAAAAAAGCTGCGCCTACGTATAAAGTTAGTGGAGCTAAAAAATCTTTACGTCGTTACCAAGATGCAGGTCCTGTTAATAGTAATTCTAGTACCACTTCTGGTGCTCCTGCTATAAATACATCAGCTAATGCACCTGCGGTTGCAATGTCTATTGAACAGCAAAAATTTAATGCTGAGCAAGCTGCGGCTGCTAGTAAAGCAGCATCTATAAAAAGTTATGAGCAGATGTTATTAACAGGTAATCGTAAGCAAAGAAAGTATGCCGAAAATGCATTGACAACATCTGGTGTTATGACAGGTAACAAAAAGAAGGATGGATCAACTTTAGCTACGGTAGCTGGATCTTTACTTGGCGGATTTGGTGCTATTGCCCCGTATTTATTTAAGAAAAAAGATCAACCAGCAGAACAAAAAAAGGGAGGGTCAATTATAAAACAACGTGGGGGTAGAGCAGCGGATAGCGCTACTACAAATACGACTAAAGGTCAAATGCCTCCAATGTATAACAAAGGTGGTATGTATAAAAAAGGTGGTGCAGCTAAACCAATGATGAAACGCACTGGTAAAAAGAAATAATGAGCAAGATTGTAAATACTGCTGAAAAGAAATCATTAATTGGATATGCAAATTCAAAGCCTACCTTTAAAAGAGGTGGTGCTTTGAGTTCTGTGTATCCCACAAAAAAATCAGACTGTGGCTGCAAAAAATAAACAAATGCTTAAGCGTGCAGATGGTACAACATCTCAAAGAGGTCTTTGGGATAACATCCGTGCTAATAAGGGTTCTGGAAAGAAACCTACTGCAGACATGCTAAAACAAGAAAAAAAGATTAAATCTAAATCTAAAAAGAAATGATGAAGAAGCAAAGTGCTAAAAAACCTAAAATGGGAATGGGCGGAATGCACATGATGCCTGATGGATCAATGATGCAAGATTCTATGATGAAAAAGGGAGGTGCTTTAAAAACAGTACCTAGCAATAAAACGGGATTGAAAAAACTTCCTACAGCTGTTAGAAATAAAATGGGCTATAAGAAAGCAGGGGGTTCTGTTTCTAAAAATAAAAAGTAATGGCGAAGGCTAAATTTACTACAGGTAATGAAAAGCATGTAGTTTATAAAAAGACTACCAAAAGAGGAGAGGGGAAAGTTGGTGATATTATGGTTAATCACCCTACTAAAGATAAAGGTACTTATGACACTATTAGTCTTACAAGAACCGAGAAAGCTAAAACTGTTAAGCAGGGAGTAGCAGCTGAAAAGAAATGGCATAAACAAAACCCTAAAGACAATGGCAAAAAGTCCCGCGTGGCAAAGAAAAGAGGGTAAGGCACCAAGTGGTGGTCTTAACGCTAAAGGGCGTGCTTCTTATAACAAAGCTAATCCTGGCAAACCCGGATTGAAGGCACCGCAACCAGAGGGCGGAGCTAGAAAGAAAAGCTTTTGTGCTAGAATGTCTGGTATGAAAAAGAAACTTACAAGCTCTAAGACAGCTAATGATCCTGATAGCAGAATCAATAAGTCACTTAGAAAGTGGAAATGTTAAAAGTATAGATGATGAAAAAGAGTAATTCGGCACATCCTGGTTTTAAATCAGTGCAATCTAAGATTGCTGCTAAACAAGGCATTTCTAAAAAAGCTGCTGGAGCTATCTTAGCTGCTAGCACACGCAAGGCTTCTGCTAAAGCAAAAGCTAAAAACCCAAGATTAAAAAGAGTTAAAGGATAATGAACAACTCAACCCTGCAGATTAAAATAAAACAAAGGCTTAACAAGCTTGCTAGTAATGACTATGATAACATAGAGTGCTGGCAGATTGTTGAGGCTTTTAATAAAGCACAGATCCAATGGGTCCGTCGACAACTTGCAGGTATTAATATCCAAAAGCAAGGTGATGAGCAATCAAAAAGGAAAATTGATGATCTTCAACCCTTGCTAACAACAACAGCTCTCTCAACTGTTAACATGCCTGATTATGTAATGTCAGAATCATTACCTCCAGACTACATGGAGTTTAAGAGAATTGATGCTTATGCATCTAGTGACTGTTGCCCTAATCCAAGGCGCATGATTGTTTATTTAGCTGAGGAGGCTAATGCAGCAATTCTGCTACGTGATACCAACAAGAAGCCTAGTTTTGAATGGGCAGAAACATTTTGTACCTTAGCAGGTAACAAGATTAAAGTATATACAGAATCAGATTTTACTATAGATACAGTTAACCTTATCTACTATAGAAATCCAGTTGAGATACAAATTTTAGGCTGTGTTAATCCATACACAGGTTTTGTAGTTACATCAGATGTTCCTTGTGAATTTAAAGATGATGTCGCTGAAACCATTGTTGATGACGCTGTGCAAGTTTTAGCAGGTGATATAGAGTCAATTACTCAATATCAAATTGCTCAAAGCTCTAGTGAAGAAAACTCATAATACATGCAATAATGAACTTGACAACGTTAAGTCTACACTTAATTCTGCTAAATACAAACTACTTTTCTTGAAATAATTTGGAGAGTTGAAAAACTTTCCTTATATTAAATATATATTTATAACCCTTAAAAACAAAAAACATGGCTTATTTTAATCATGCATTTAACAAAACTTTTGTCGGGACCGCAGGTTTCGTACAAGGTGGTGAAGCTACCAACGAGCT